GCAGGCACCACAGGCAGGCACCACAGGCAGGCACCACAGGCAAACACCACAGGCAGGCACCACAGGCAAACACCACAGGCAGGCACCACAGGCAGGCACCACAGGCAAACACCATAGGCAGACACCATAGGCAGGCACCATAGGCAGGAACCACAAGCAGACACCACAGGCCACAGGCAGAAACCAGAGACCCCGACCGTAGAAACCAGAACCCCGACTGACGAAACGACACCCCCGACCGTGGAAACCAGACAACCCCGACCGACGAAACCAGAACATGTGGTGCCCGGTAGCCTTTTCCCCGGTGGGCGAAACCACAAAATGTTGTCTGCTAAACTTATGGGTTGACTCCGCCGATACCAATGCTATGATGATTGACAGTCGATCACCGGATCGGCGAAACGATGACCCCGAAGGAGGAAACGAGAGATGAGCACCAAGTCCTGTGGCGGCCGTATAGTCCGCCCTAGCAAAATACCCGGCGTCAGAATAAACCAGCGACGCAAAATTGAGCGGATGGAAGGCAGCAACGCATTGATCGTCCGCAAGCGATGCGGGTGGGTCCACGTCTCGACGCCCCCGATGCAGGCCGTGCGGGAGGTGATTGGCAAGGCCAAGTGGCGGCAGTTTCCGCCGGCATTCAAGCGTGGGTTGATTCACTGCATCCTCAAAACACACCATGCGAACCTAGCAGAATTCGGGCTGGTGATGGGCCACAACCCGCCCCCGTCCGAGGCAATGGTCACCGCTGCCATGCTGGGCGACACTGCCATGCGGCGGCGGCTGTTGTCCGAATAAAACACTACCCACCACCAATAACCCCGAACGGAGAAACGAGAGATGAACGATTACGCGGAACAATGCAAGCGAGCAGCCGACGCTCAGGGAGTCACTGCCGTGCAGGAGGCAGTGTTGGCACGAGGCATCCCCTGCCAAGTCTGGCAGACAGGCGGATTCACGATGGCATGCGCCGTCCCACTGATCAGTGATGGCGAAACAGCCACCCACTGGCTGCAATTCGGTGTCGACGGTCTCGGTGGAGGCATTGCTGTGATCTGCCCCAGCGACAAAGAGGGCGAGGACGATCAATTGTTCGCAGGATGGGGCAGCGACGATCTGACGACACTCGCGGACAAGGTCGAGGGTCTGTGGCAGTGGTTTCATCGTTGGCGTGGCAGTTTCACGGCCCTTGATGGCCCCGCTCGTGAGAATGCCGTCGACAATATCGGAGACCTTGCCGACGACATTGAAGAGGTCTATGGCAACAGCGTCGACGGTGCCGTTTTCGCGCTGACTGATCGCGATACCTATTTCACGGCGGTCGGCAACCACCCCGGCATCGAGACGGCTGACGAGGATGCTGTGATCGGCTACCTGTGGCGGGAACACTCGCGGTATGAGGCACTCTCTGATCTTGGGTTCTGCCGTGATGATCTGATGAGGCCGTGATCGAACAGGCTACCCCGCAGGAATAACCAACCCCGTGCATCGAAACCTTAACCCCCAGCGAGGAAACGAGACATGACAACCACCCCGCGATCCTGGCGAGTCGACACCCACGGCATCGACGAAGACCTCGAGACCGTCAGATTCGCCAGCAGGCAGGAGGCCGAGGAGGTGGCAGATGCCACCGAGGCAGTCAGCGAGGAGTATTTCCCGCCCCAGGTGCTGCCATCGGACGACGCCCCCGGCGATCTGACTGCCCACGATTTTCTGACGGCCGCGTGGGCCGATTACCCCGGCCCGAGGCCCGAGGGAATGTCGTGGCTGGATTGGCTCGAAGCGAACGGATTGGACTGACCCCCGAGTATCGAAACCTTAGAACCCCGAACGGAGAAACGAGATGAGCGCAACGAAACGATGGTATGAGGCAGCCGCCGAGGCCGGGTGCTGCCCGATCAGCCGGGAAACGTGGAAATACCTCGACCGGCTGGAGCAGGCCGACCCGGCTCTTGATTGGATCGGCTATACGGAGTTCGACCACATTGGCCGAGACGGTCGGCTACACGTCTATGACTGCATCACCGTCGCTTCAGCCCGCCGGCTGGCGGACGAGCGGCTGGAAAACATGGAGATCGCGGAATTCTTGGAATGCTTCGGGGAGTACTGCCCCGCCTGACCGCCCGCCGCTACCCCCGGCCGGCGAAAACTAGGAGACAAGAAAATGATGGGCGTAAACATTAACGATAAGCGGCTGCCATTTACAGAGATGATCCTGGCTGGAGAGAAGACCGTCGAGACACGCCGGTCGCGATCGCTCGACAGTGTCATCGGGCAGCGTGTTGGACTCGTCAAAACCGGATGCGGGACGGCAACGCTGGTTGCCTACGCGACGATAGGTGAGCCAGTGTGCTACCAGGGTAGGCGGGCATTCCGGCGAGGCTACCAGCAGCACCGGGTGCCGGCCGGGTCTGAGTTTGACTGCGAGGCCGGCGGCGTTAAATGGGGCTATCCGCTGAAAGATATCGAGCGGGTAACTCCGAAGGTTGTCACGTCAAGAGGCATTGTCCTGCGACGTTTAACCCAATAGGCTACCCGACACAAACAACACCAGCACCGGGAGGCCAGCCGCCACCCCCCGGTGCATCGAAACCCAGAGCGGCGAAACCATAGGAGATTGAATGATGCACGCGACAATCGAACTGGAGTCTGGCGAGAAAATCACGCCTTTCAGGGTCTACCGGGTCAGAGGTGGCTACCGATTGCTGGTGACCGCCGAGAGGAGTGTCTGGCAGGAGTTCCAGGGGCGTTACCTGAAACTCGCAACCAGGCAGGACTGGTGCGACAGATGCCCCCTGGATGACACGATCAACCGTACAAACGTCTGCCAGGCTGCAAACTTCTGGGGGTATTGATGCCCATGACAACCAACGAAAAGATCGATGCCCTCGCGGCTGCCGTCGCCGGCCTGTTGCACCAAGTTGGCACGGATGCCGTGAGGCTGGGCAGCGATGGCTACATCATCGGCTACCACGACGGAGCGATCGACATAGACGGTGAACCAATCGTGCCGGGGGTGACCCCGGCAGAAATCCACTACCTGGGAGAAGAGGAGGCCCGACCGTGAAAACGAACAGAATTACCCCCTACGAATCCGGCTGGCTCCAGATGCTGGTCGACCGGCAGATTTGCAGCGAAGCTGACGCCAAAGCCGCGATGCGGCGGGTGGCCCTGGAGGCTCTCGCAGAGATCGAGAGGCTGGCCCCCCGGAGGGCGAAACGAAAACGGAGGCGAAAACCCAAAGAATAGACTACACGGCAGGACACTAGAAAACCGAAACAACTACTCAGGAGAGAACAATGCAAGGATACGAAGCCTATGTGTTCGCGGGGCAGACAACAGCCTACGCGACGATCACCCCGGTCGAGATAATCGTCGTGGACACGGACGACGCGACCATCGTCCGTGCCGGCGGCAAAATCCGACAGGGGGCCGACCGGATCTATGCGAGCGAACGGGAGGCGTGGCGGGCTGCCCGCAGTGGGCTGGTGGCCGCTGCCGCCAGGGCAACAGCCGAGGCCCGGCGGATCAGTGTCGAGATTCTGGGGGAGGAGGTGCCGTCATGCTGAGAGATATCATGCGAGCCGGTCTGGTGATGGTGGTGATCGCATTCGCCCGAGGTGATCTGCGGATGCCCCGGCAGGCAGAACCGGCACCCCCGGTCGTCGAAACGCCGGCACCCCGCCCGTGGCAACCAGTGGCACCTCCGGTGGCTCCCGAGCCGCCGCCGATGCCGCAGCAGTGGATCAATCAGAGTGGCCGCCAGCCAATGCCAGCGGTACAATGGCAGCCCCCGGCAGTCTCGTGGCAGCCGCCACAGATCGTGATCCAAGAAGAGACGAAACGGCCGCTGCGCCGCGTGGCGACAGCGATGACCGATCTCGGCGATGCACTGATTGGAGTAATTCGATGAAATACGTTCTGAGTGATATTGCCGGCGAGCATTACCGGCTGGCGACCGGCGAGTGGACGACTGAAATTGATGAGGGCGAGCGGTTTGGTCACGATGCCGCCAAGGTTCGGCAGGAGGAGCTGCTGGCCCAGGGGGTGCATACCCAGATCGTAGAAACCCACGGCAGGAAACGGCATACCAGCGAGGCGATGGTCAAACGGACTGCCGCTGCCCTGGCTGCCCTGGAAGAGGCGTGGGTCGGGAAAACGGTTGGGATCGGCTACGAAGTTGATGTTGAGGCTGGCCGGTTCAATCTGACATTTGAGCCGATCGACCACCCCGAGTACGCGGTTCAGGTGAACGTAGACGTTGCCAACATCCTCGTTGGGGAAGGAGATGAAAACTAATGAACACCGACAACCTCCTCACCCCCGATGAAGCAATCGCCGAGATCGGCTGCTCGAAGCAGACCTTTTGGCGAGCCTTGAAACGGGCAGGCCGCGACGAGATCGTGGTCTACCTGTTCAACAAAATGCTGATCCGAAAGGACCGGCTCAACAGAATCAGGAAGCACTACTACCAGCGTGGCAGCGAGGCGGCTCATAGAGTGGCCGTTGAGTCAGGCCGGGCCGGGGGAACCGCAAAGGGAATCAACGCTCGGAAGCGTGCCGCCGGGCGTGGCAAGGCAGGCAGCAAAGCCTAAGATTGTCGAGGGCGTCGGTGCCCCCCTTCGATTTTTCGACGATGTGGTCGACCTGCGCCTTCTCGGTGATCACGCACCCGCAGAAGCAACAGATACCCCCGTCCCTAGCAATCACAGCGAGCCGCGTCCGCCGCCAAGCCGCAGAGCAATAGCCTCGGGCGGCAGCGGTGGGCCGGCTCTCTTTCTTTGGCCGCCTGCGATCGGCCTGCCAACTAGCGATTCGCTTCGGCATTCCAGACTCGCATCAGCACCTGATTCGTTCGCCGCTCCAGCCACCACTTGATTGCGAGCTTGATCAACTCGGTGAGCAGCGGTGCCAAGATCAGAAGCAAAACCGAGCCGTACTCAGCCTTGATCCGCTCGCGACCACGCTGTCTCAGAATCTCCTCGATCCTGGTTGTCTCGTTCACCCTCTCCGGCCAATCGGCGACGATGCCCTCCAGCATCCGGTTGCGGATGCGGCCAGGGAACAGTCGCCAGCGGACAGACTTGGCCTCGCAGAACTCAGTCAGCGCAGTGTGCATGTGCCGTCCTTACAAATCACGCTCTTGGTTTTGGTCGTTGGTGGTGCCGCCTCGGGGAGGTCGTCGAGGTCGACGGCAATCGGATCATGCTCCGCGGCCTGATCATCGGCGTCCATGACCCCGTCCCCGCCGCAGACAGGACAGTCAATGAAGACGCGACCGTCACCGATCTTTCCGGTGCCAGAGCAATTCGAGCACTCCCCCGCGTCGGGTTTGTCTGGCGAGTTGCTGGCGGTCAGCATGGTGTACGCACCGTAGGCTGCGACCACCGGCTGGAGATCACGCGGCTGCTGCTGGCAGCCGACAAGCAGAACCGCGAGGGCAATCAATGCGAGCCTCATAGGTTCCCCTCGGCCCCGTATGTTGGAAGTTTTCGACGAGGCCACCCCGCGACTGAAGAGAGGGCGATGCAGGAGCAGCGGCTCAGGATGCTTGCCTTCGTCCAATACGCACCATGAGGAATCTCAAGGTTGGTGCCGAGCACTTTGCGTGGCCCGCGATTCCACCTCGCCCATGAATTGAGGATGCAAATCAGTGGCTCGCCATACTTGCGAACAACCTCGGGACGCTGGTCACTTCCAATCAGCGATTGGCTGTGGGCCCAGGAGCCCCTGGGTGAACTTACGCCGTCTTCATTTCTGGTGGATTCCCAGCCAACCCCACTACAGAAGAACACGCCATACCCGGCAGCGAGGAAATCTCTCACTTGTTCAAAACCGCTGACCTTGGTTGCCGTGCGGATCAGGTGCTGCCGGCCAAAGTCGCGAACGCTGTCGGGAGGGTTTCTTCCAAGGTACTTCCTGATGTTCCCAGCGGAGTACTTCGTCAGGTCGAAGCCGAACTCCGGGTAGTCTTTTCTAAGCCATAAACCCGCGTTTGTTGTGACGTGCTTCGCGGCATCGGGGCACGTCCAGCCATCCATCGACCGCGACCCCATCCGCTCATATCGCCACCAGTAGATCGCCTCTGTTGAAAGAACACCCTGCTTGATGCCCTCGGCGGGAACCTCGGGGCGACCTTCGATCTTGCCAGTGACTTCGTCGGGCTGTTCGGCGGTTAGCTCGCAGCCGAGCGTTGTCAGGCTGGCGTTCTTGCAGCCGTGACTGACACAGTCACCAACTTGCTGTGCCGGTCCCGGCCAGCAGCCAGGGAACTGGCTTTCAACGTGCATCCACGTTGCTGTCAACTTGTCCTTCCCAATGCCTGCCCACTCCCACTGGTGAGCAACAGCACCACCATCGGGATTACCCCCGGCCCGAATTATGGAGTCCTCAAACTCCTCGGCAGCACGCGGGTCATGGCGAGCCCCAACGAGCCCGTCTTCATAGGCTTTCTTGGGGTTGAACTCAGCCGCCATGAATCGAGAACCTCCACGCCAAAGCGTTGCAGGCCGCGATCAGGATGTCGTGTTCGTCGTCCCCCAGGACGACAACGTCATCGCCGAGGCAGTCGACAAACACCTGATCGATGGCCTTGCCGAGGCCGGGGTACTTGCCGACCTCCTTGCGATCGATGGCAAGTTGCAGCGTGCCGGCATGGAACCGGACGAAGTCCTCGTTGGTCTTGAGGACGGGGGCTGTCCGCAGCCGATCGCGAGTGATCACCCAGGCCATCGCGTCATACAGATCGGCCAGATAGAGCCGGTCCTTCGGAAGCATCTGGTTGACTTTGACATTTTCGACCCAGCGGAGTGTCTCAGGCTCGGGCTCCACCACGGAACGACCACCGCCATCCGGCGGCCACGGGAGGTCGAGAGCATCACCTTTCCACGCGAAGAACAGCAGAGTCGCAGCCACGAGCATCCTCCATTGGGCCATTACTTATCGCTCCCGGCAAGCAGGGCATGTGTCAACACCTCGATCGCGGACTCGGCGTCTTTCGGCACGCCGCCGGTATCGATGAGCCGCTGGCGAACAGCCGCGAGGCTGTTCAGTGAGGCGGTGAACCCGATCCCCTTGACCGACGATTCCTTGTTTCTCCTGAGCATCTCCCACGGAACCAATGCCTTGACGAATTCAAGGATCTGCGGGCCGGCGAGAAGAAACGCGGCCCCAGCGACCAGGGCGTAGGTCATGTAATCATTCATCTGTCGTCACCCCCAGTTTCTTGACAAACCAGTGGAAGAAATCCCGCCCCTGTGGCGTGATCAGAATCGCCTCAAGGTGACCGAGGGCTTCGTCGTCAATCGGTGTCTCTGTTCGACCGGCGGCCCACTTTGCAGCATTGACCAGAGCCAACGCCTGTTTGTGTGGATCTTCCTGGGTGAACGCCGCTTGCAGCCGGCCCAGCAGCGGACCGAGTTCTGCAATCAGTTGCAGCTTGTCGAGCCATGACATCGAAAATTCCGCTTCAGTTTCCACGCTTCTTCGCCTCCTCAATCCTGGCATTCTTGTGTCGCTCCACAAACGCGAGGTAACTCGCCGAGTTCGTTCGTCCGGTGCTCGTCAACTTGCCCCATGTCTCATGCTTGTCGATGACCTTTGCCCACAGCGGCAGGCTGTCTTCGCCACTGCTCAGATTGGCCCAGACCCCGCCGATATCGACGAGATCAATGTCATCCCGGTGGTGCGTCATCGGCCTCTTCTTCTTCGCCGGTCTCATCGCCGTCTTCGACGATCGCCTCGGGGTCGCCGTGAACGCACATGTTCAAAAAGTCATAGGCGTCGTCGAAAATAGTCCGTGCTACTTCCTTCGCCTCGGTTTTACTTATGAGGTCGTATGTCCAGACCTCTTGGTCTCTGACCGCCTCGCCGAGTCGCATGACCAAGGTCATCGATTTCTTGCTGATCGCGATGTTAATCTCGGCGAGCATCGTCTTCCTTCGTACCATTTAGTGTACCACCCCACGCTGCCCTGATGCGCTCTTCCCGCTCACTTTGTGACCACCGCGACCGGATCTCGGCAGTGGCGATCCTGATCTGCTCTGGCGTCGGTAGGTAAGCTTTACATTCTCGATCCTCATCTCGCGGCAACCCCAGAAAAACGCGAGCACTTTCGAGTTGCTCCGGGGTAAATCCAAGCTCGTCGAGGATCTCTTCAATTGTGGAATCTCCCTTCCACAGGTGCCGCAGCTTGCGCTTTTCGTTGGCTGTAAGTATCAAGAGAACTGTGTGGCGAACCGGCTCCCAGAATTGAAATACATATATCGCCCCGTCGCCTGATGGATCGAGCGGTGGAATGTCACATGCTCACAGTCCCCCCCTCGGTATTCACCCAGGAAGTAATCCCTGGCCCGGTAGACCGCGAGACCGCCAAAGCAACTGTAAAACCGCACCGGCTCGGACCCCACGGGAGGCATCCACACGTGATACCACTTATGCAAGCCAAGGCGTACTCGGTCGCTCCAGTGGTTCAGCCTTGCTGCCCAGGCATCATACTGAGCAAACTTCGGGGTGCCGTCCGCGTCGGTCATGCGGAACAATGAGTAACTTCCCATTCCGAACGCCTCGTCGATTTCGTCGAGCCAGGCGATTGAGTTGAGCACGCCGTCCACGCTAAACCCGCCGTCTGCGTCGAGATCGACGACCACGACGTAATCGGCGTCTTTGGCGTTAGTAAACGCCCACTGCTTGCACACATTCCGGTACTCAGCGAGAGCGTCGGTTCGTTCTTTCTCAAACAGTTGGAGGTGCGGCCTGCCGTTGGAGTCGCTGCGAAAAAGCAGCCACGGCGGTCGCTGCCCGGTCAGCAGCGGCACCGTGTTGTCGTCGGAATCGTTTTCAAAGACGAACCCCTTCGGCCAGGCGAAGTGGGTGCCAAGGAACCCGAGCAGTTTCAGGCTGTTCGCCAAATTCTTCTCTGCGTTCCTGGCGAGGCCCAGCACCACCACCTTTGACTTGGCAGCGATGGCTCGGCCAGCATCCACCTTCTCAGCGTAGAGGCCGGAGAACTCAGGATCGACGGCCCAGAAGTCTTCAGGTCTCTTCATCGAGTGGCTCCAAATAAACCCAAATGTGACCAGGGTGGGCTCCCGGCATCGGGTGCCGCATCATCTGCACGGCCTCCCAGCCGAGGCGTGCTAGCTCCAGGCCAACGTCATTCGCCGTGTCGTGAATCTCGATGAGCCAGCGAGCCTTGGTCACCGCCGGCATCGTCGCCCCCGCCAGAACCAGTGCCTCGGCCCCCTCCACGTCAACCTTGATGAAGTCGGGCTCGCCGTACTTCACGATCATGTTGTCGATCGTCGTCGCCTCGACGAATTCGACGCTTTCCACGGGAGCGTCGGCCTGCCTGGCCCCACCGATCGGATGCACTTCGAGGATCGATGTCTGCTCGGCGGCTGGACGGCGGTAGACGCTGACTCGTCCAGGCTCAGAGGTCACTGCCGCGTTGACGACCGTCACCTTCGAGTGACCGCTGAACTGCTTTGTCAGCGTCGAGATCGCCCGCTTGTCGCAGTCGACGGCCACGACGCGATCAAAGTGCCCGCACCCCCAGAGCGTCCAATCGCCAGCGTTCGCGCCGATGTCGAACATCAGCGAGGTCTGGCCGGCGGTGGCCTGCTCGCGGTAGGTGTCGAGCCACGGTTCACTGTTCATCCGATTGCCTCAAGAAAGTGCCTCGCATCTTGCGCCGAACAGACAACGCACACCGGGCATCTTGCCTTTGCGAGTTCTCGCATCCGGTGCTCTTGTGCTTTGGTCGGTGTCTCCCCCGGCCGTTTAACTTCCATCCAGGCGGCCTTGCCTTCCTTGATCACCAGCACGTCAGGGATGCCGCGAAGCGAGTAAGTGGTGCCGTGTGTCTTCATCACCCACCAGCCCATCGTCTTCGCCTGATCCATGACCTTCTTGGTAATCGTCGATTCAAGTGGTGGCTTCCTCCCGCCATCGTCTCCTCTGGGCATGAACCTCCCTTTCGCTGGTGAGCTCGGCCTCCATGTAGGAGGGCACATTGCCCTCTGAGAAAATTGGATCATTGAGTTCGCCGTGAATGCACAGAAACCCTCGTGCTCCACTGCTCTTGACCACTCGGCGAGCCTCTTCGTCTTCAGCCGACCAGCCTGGGTGGCCGTTGCGGCCCTCGCGGATGTCGGCGGCTCGCTGGCGGATTTCCTCGGGCGTCGGGTCGAACTCTCGCTGGAAACGTCCTGTCCGGTAGCCACTCTTGCGGCGAGGCAGACCAATGTGCTGACCATATGCGGTCACCATGTCTGCCGTCACGCCGAACTCCTGAGCCATTTCCATCCTAGTTGTCAGGCTGTCGTTCCACATCGACAGAAACTTTGCCTTCCGGCTGCTCATTCGCTTGTAAATGTCTTCGATCTTCTGCTTACGCATTGGTAGCCTCCATGCTTCGTTGCTTCCTGTACCACTCCACCGTCGCTGTGAGACCGTCCTCGAAATCCGTGGTGGGCTCCCAGCCAAGTTCGTCCTTCGCCCGCCGGCCATCGACCGCTCGTCGGGGCTGACCATCGGGCTGTGTTGTGTCGAACGTGATCGCACCACCAAACCCGCAGTGGCGAGCGATCTTGTGTGCCAGCACCTCGATCGTCACTTCGCCTGAGCCACCGAGGTTGATCGGGTGCGGTGTCTCGACGACCTCGGCGGCCTTAACGATTGCAGCGGCCGCGTCGTCGGCGTAGAGAAACTCGCGAGAGCAGCGGCCAGTGCCCCAGAGGGAAACGTGCTCCTCGCCGTTCTCGACGGCCTCGACGAATCGACGAATCATGGCCGGGATGACGTGACTGTCATCGATGTCAAAATTGTCGGCGGGACCGTAGAGATTCGTCGGAATCAGGTAGGCGGCGGGGATGCCGTACTGCTCGTGAATCGCCTGGAGGCCGACGCCGATGGCCCGCTTGGCGATGCCGTATGGGGCATTGGTCTCCTCGGGGAAGCCGCTGAATAGGTCGGCCTCGATGAACGGCATGCGGTCGACAACCTTTGGGTAGGAGCAGACCGTGCCGACATAGACGATCTTCTCGACGCTTGCGGCCACGCTCATCTCCAGCACATTGACGGCCATTGCCATGTTGTCGAGCCAGATCCGGCCGGGCATTCGGCGGTTCTTACCGATGCCGCCGACGTTGGCCGCGAGGTGAATGACCACCTCGGGCCGATACATTGCCCAGAGTTCTGCCACCTCATGCACTACCGTCAAATCGAGGTGGTGCCGCTGCGGAGCGTGAACGCCTTCACAGCCGGCCTGGTAGAGTTTCGCCAGCACATTGCGGCCCAGGAAGCCGTTGCCGCCGGTCACCAGAATGCGTTTTGAGGTCAGGTCCATGATGGATACTATTGTGAGGTGAGTAGCCTAATCAGGCAAGAGCAGAACCTTCAGGTTTTCCGTTGAGGGCGATCAGCATCTCCATCTTCGCGACCGACTTGTCATGCTCGACCATCATGTCAACGAGGTCGCCGAATGTGTGGGCCGGTTTCCAGCCGAGGGTCTGGGCAGCCTTGGCAGGGTTGCCAAGCAAGAGGTCGACCTCTGCTGGCCTCTGCTGCGATGGATCGAATGCAACGTGTTCGTGGGCGAGCATCCCCAGCCGGCTGAACACCGCATCACAGAACTCAGCGACTGAATGTGTCTCGCCGCTGGCGACGACATAGTCGTCTGGGGACTCCTGCTGGAGCATCAGCCACATCGCCTCAACGTAGTCTCCGGCAAAGCCCCAGTCCCGTTTGGCGTCGAGGTTGCCGAGGTAGAGTTTGTCTTGCAGGCCGAGCTTGATGCGGGTGGCGGCCCTGGTGATCTTCCGCGTGACAAACGTCTCGCCTCGGCGTGGGCTCTCGTGGTTGAACAGGATGCCGCAGGAGGCGTGGAGGCCGTATGCCTCGCGGTAATTGACCGTGGCCCAGTGGGCGTACACTTTCGCCACGCCGTAGGGGCTGCGAGGGTGAAACGGCGTGGCCTCAGTTTGCGGCGTCTCGACGACCTTGCCGAACATCTCTGAACTAGACGCCTGGTAAAAGCGGATCTGCCGGCCTGTGACATCCTGAACTTCGCGGATGGCCTCTAGCATCCGCAGGGTGCCGAGGGCAGTCACGTCCGCGGTGTAGGTTGGCTGGGCGAAGCTGACGCTAACGTGGCTCTGGGCGGCGAGATTGTAGACCTCGTGCGGCTGTATTTCGCGGAGTAGTCGCATCAGGCCGTTGCCATCCGACAGATCGCCGTAGTGGAGCGTCACCCCCGGCGGATCGCTGAACATCAGGTGCTCAATGCGTTGCGTCGAGAACGTGCTCGACCGGCGGATCACACCGTGAACGTCATACCCCTTGGCAATCAGCAGTTCGGCCAGGTAGGAGCCGTCCTGGCCGGTGATCCCGGTGATCAGTGCGCGCTTCACGTTGCAGCGACCTCTTTCCACATGCGGAGAAGTTCTCGCAGCCGCTCGATCTCATCGGCGGCCTCTTCCCGTAGGCCACCCTTGCCGGCGATGCCGTGCCGCAGGCGGGCAACGAGGTCGGTTTGTTCAATTTCTTGTTCAGCCATGTTCAATTGTGGTTTCGGTGGTCGACAAAATCTTTCTCCATACGTTCAACCAGCCGGCTGCCAGCCCGCTCGAAAAACATTGGCAGCGTGGCGTGAATCAGCAGGTAGGCAGCGGCTCGCAGACATCGCAGCCCGTGGCCGGCGGCAAACGCGAAGTGCTCCCGGTAGGTCTGCTTGTTGTTCCGCAGGTGGCTGCGGGCCTTCGCGATTAGTGTCATTGGCCCGCTGCCATGTAGAGGCCGACATTCGCGGCGGCGTAGGCCGCATACGTTATCGCCAACCCTGTCTTCCCGGCGAAGGCAAGGTCGATCGCAACGGCCACATAGATCAGGCCGGTTACTGCTATTAGCCATGCTGACATTTCTCCTGCCCCCATTCGTAAACGGCTTGCGATTCGCTTCCGTGGTTCACAAACCCCTGAAGTGAGTAGAAACAGTCGCAACGAGGTTGCCTCATGAAAGTCCCTAGGACATCCCTCCTCGTTTTGCCACGGATAACGTCCCCGTCCATCGGCCCGCCAACAAAAACAAAAGCGACATCATCTGGGTACTGAGCCTCTGGAGTGAGGGCTGTGTAATCGATCAGCGACATTTCTCCTGCCTCTCAATCTCGCGAGCCAGATACCACTGAGCCTTCTTCAAATCCTCGATTTGCTTGCCCTTGTAGGGTGCTCGCATCACATACTTGATGACGTTGCCCAAGCAGAAACCCATGTGCTCGGTGATTTCGATGGCCTCGACGCCACTGGGATGACTCGTGTAATGCGAAGGATGATTGACGTTGTCCTGCTGCTCCTCAACGGCTCGGTGCCACTCCGCAGACTTGTCTTCGCCGGTCTCTGTGACCGTCGCATCGTCGAGCCAGTACCCGCCGCAGAACGCTTGTTCAATCCACCGCTGCATCATCGCCCTCCAGTTCCATGATGATCGCGTACTCGTCCTTCACATCCGCGATGGCCTCGGCAACCATGTGGGCAAGAAACGCGAGCTTGGTCTGGTTTATCGAACTCATGTAGCCGCCGATTTCGTGGCACGGCTGCTGTAGCCTCGACAGCGGCACGACCATCGCGGTCAGGACTGCACGTTGATGTCTGTTGAGTGGCTTGGTCATGTGGGCTGGGTAGCCTTTTTGATCCGGTCACCGATCCACCACATGCATGGCACGGCCATCGAGTTGCCGAGTGCCTTGTATCTCGGCCCGTCCGCTGCTGGTTTGTTTCGGTAGGGTACGGCGGTGTAGCCTGTTGGGAAGCCTTGTAGAGCCTCGCACTCAGAGGGGGTAATCCTCCGTGCAGCACCACCACGAGAGTTGCATATGGCGATCACCGTCGCCCGAACGTCGCCGCCGTCAAACTGGTTTTGAGTCGGCGCAACAGGCGACTCAACCCACGTCTCATAGTCAGCCACAGACTGGGCTCTCCTTGATTTCCTGAACACCTTTACTGGTGGGTGATCGCCTTCCTCAGTGCGTTCTCCAATGCAGCCGGAAGTTTCCCTGGTGGACGGTTCCCTCGGAGCAGAACCCCCAAGCACGCTTTCTCTGATAGACAGTATCGCTGATGGACAGGCCCTCTCTCCAAAACGCTCGGCAAGTTCACCAGGCACGGCAACGAGAAAGACTCGCCGACGCCTCTGAGCCACGGCAAAGTATTGGGCGTCGAGGATTCGATAACCCACTCGGCTGGTTTCGCTACTGAGAAAGCCTGCGTTGTCCCATCTCCCTTTTTCAGTTTCAGGGGTTTCATTGGTCCCAAGCAGTCCTCCGAGCAGGCACCCGAAGGCGTTGTCTTTGGTCGACAATACTCCAGGCACGTTCTCCCAAACAACAATTGCTGGTGGCCTTCCATGACGCCTCCGTACCTCGTTGATGTATTTGTGGAGGTTGACAAACGTGAGGCTCAAGTTGCCGCGTTCATCTGCAAGGCTTGTCTTGAGCCACCCGATGCTGAACGCCTGGCACGGAGTACCTCCGACTAATAGGTCAACCTCCGCGAGAATCGCTTCAGGCCAATCCCGATAAAGCGTCATGTCTCCGAGGTTCGGTACTTCGGGGTAGTGGTGCGCCAGCACAGCCGCAGGGAACTTTTCAATCTCAGCAAAGGCCACGGGCTCCCACCCGAGGCCGTGCCAAGCAACAGTCGCGGCCTCAATGCCGCTGCATACAGAGAGGTATTTCACGCTCACCCCCTCATGTGCGGAATCAGCGACAGGTACGCGACACAACCAGCCGCAGCCAGTGTGACGAACATTTCAATCGGCGAGATCACGACCATGATCAGCCCTCCCTGTCTGCGGCAACACAAGCCGCAGCAGAACGCTGCTCATCAGTGAGCAGCTCGCTGCGAAGAATCTTCGTCTCGTCGGGGGCGTCGAACCCGAGGCGGATTCGGCCATCTGCACGAATGCTGGCGACGGTCACAACCACGCCGGTGCCAAGCAGGTGGACCGACTCGCCCTCTTTCCGCGTGAGTATCAGCATGGAGCACTCCTTTGCCCGTGTAGCGTGGTGTGTATCCTACTCAGCGGAGCCAGCGGCGTCCAGCCCAGATTTCACGGCGTCCCGAACGAACCCGCTGGGGTGGTTGTCTCGGCACCACTCCAGATACCGCCGGCCACCGCGAACTGCTAGCACCTCGGCGATCGTTGACCCCGCATGCTGACCGCTACGGAAGGTGAACTCCTTCCCCGACGATCTCGACGCATCCTTGGGTGCTGTGATCCATCGGCCAGTGCCGCAGAACGAGCACGCCACCAGCCAGAGCCAACCGTCGTCGACGACCACGTCGCCCACAGTGGCCGCACAGCGAGCGTCACCGCAGACGAAGCCCGAATCGCAACGACCGACGAATTCAGGGTCTATATGGGCCGCAGGAGGCCGCAGGAGGCTCTCTGAGGCCACTGGGCGGTCATATGCGGCTGGTGCCGCCTTCCGGCTCCTTTTGCCTGCGAGAGGGGCGTCCTCGGCCCCGAATAGCGTGCTGCTCATACTGAGACCCTCATGCGAAATTGCGACTCTGGGTTACGTCCCAGGATCAGCCGGCGACGAGCCCTGGTGATCCCCACATACTCCACTCGCCGCTCCTCGTCATGTCGCTCGTTTGACCGAAGTTGCGACTCATCGATTTTCTGTGTCGTCTCAGTGGACATGACGACACAGTCGGCCTCCATCCCCTTTGAGGCGTGAATCGTGCCTATGCGAATGTTGGGGTCGGTAGCCTTCTCGGCCCCGTATTTCTCGGCGGATTTTCTCCAGTACTTTCCCCCTGGGACGAGGTCGGCCCAGCCACCGGCCTTGATTCGCTCGATCAGCGATTCTTTGAGGCCGATCTCCGGCAGTTGCTCTGGAAATACCACGTCCCACTGCCTGACCATCTCGCGGCTCTGCCAGGCCGTCTTGGTTCCTCGAACCATGTTGCCCGTGGCTGGCAGTTTTCCGATGGCAGCGGCCATCTCGTCGCCACTGACCGGCTCGCCATGCTCGATCTGCCAGAGAGCCTTGCAGGCCGTCAGGGCCGATGACCCGGCCTTCGCCTTCAGCCGCAGGAACGGCAGACCAACCTTTCGCAGGTGCTCGATGTAGGCGTCGAGCTGATAGTTGCATCGTGCGATGATCAGCGTCTGCTCGCTTGGGTCAATCATCCGCACGCAAGCCCCGGCGTGGCCGCCGAACTCGACGGCTCCCTCGTGGTCGGCTGGACTGATGCCTCGGTCGAAATACCCCTCCCGCATCCGCATCAGGCACGACTCGCCCAGTTTCAATACGGGTGCAGGACATCGCCATGTTCTGTCCATGATTCGTGTTTTGTCCGCCTCCCAGTTCATAAAGTGCCGCGAGTCGCTGCCGCCAAATCCGAAGATCGACTGCATGGGGTCACCGCTCAGGTAGACCCACTTCACGTTCTCGCCGGCTGCCAGCCGCTCGCAGCAGCGATGCACGAGGGCCGAGGCGTCCTGCTGCTCATCGAACACCCACGCCTTCACCTCCTCAGGCACGTCCCCCTCTGGTTCGACGCTCTCGACGCCTTCGACGGTAAATCGCACGCCGCCAAATCGAGCCAGGAGATCGCTGAAGTCGACGCGGTCGTCGTCCATCTTCGCCCGCTCGAACCGCTCGACATATTGCTTGACCGTGGCCCACGGCAGCGACTCACCCGTGATGGTCGCCAGCGTTCGCACAACCTGCTTCAGCGGCTCCATCCTCGCCCGCGACAACTGCCAGCAGTTCAGGGCCGCCGCCGCCACCTTGTCGCCGACGTATCGCGTGGTATTTGCCTCGTCGTCGGAGACGGCCCCGATGGGCACGCCCAGGGCATCAGCGATCCAGGCGACTGACTCTTTGTTGTCTGTCAGCAGTTGGCCGCTCTCGACGCCCAGTTGGGTGTAGGCGATCGAGTGGACCGTTCGGAACCACCCCTGCTTGCTCAGAACCTCATCTGGCACCTGCCACGCCTCTGCGGCTCTGGAGACCGCCTCGGCCCTGGCGGCCCGGGTGAACGAACTGAAACCCACGGAGAACGGGCTACCGCCTAGCCTATCCTTCGCAGATTCCATAGTCGCCATCATCTCCCGCGTCTTACCAGTACCAGCCCCTCCGATGAGCTTTGCTACCAGTGCTCGTGTCATTTTCTACCGCGCTTACCGCGCCTCCGTGCTGACCGTGGTTGTGACTGACCCCTATTTTTCTAGTACTTTCGTTACCTCTACCGCGATTACCGCACTTACCGCGAAATTTTCCAGGTGAAAACACGCTCCCCACGCACGTTATATAGTGGTTTTTGCGGTAGCCGGTGCCGGCGTGAACGAAGAGGTGCTTTTCGTCTCCTCTTCACCGCTGGCGATGGCCTCCAACTGCTCAAGGTGCCGCAGGCTGAATCGGACAAACCGGCGGACGATGCCGCCCTCGCCCTCGGAGCGACCGATGATGAACTGCTTCTCGCCGGTACGCTCCAAGAGCGACCGCTTGAGCCGCAGCTTCTCAACGTCCGCGATGGCCCGCTTGCCTGAGTTGGCGATCTCCCAGGCTCGGGTCCACGAGAACCAGAGTTCCCATACACCGTCGCGGTTCCTGACCCATGACGGCATACCCTGAATGTCCGGCTGCCCCGGCTCGGCGTCTTCGTCGTCCACGTCGGGCCGAGGGCACATCGAGAGGGCGTCGAGGAACCAGCCGGCCACCGCCGCGTACCGGCAGTTCTCGGCTGTCGCGGCCTCAGAGACCTTGGCGTCCATCAACTTGGCCTTCATGCCAATCACGGCCTCCTGGCCTCGCCGTTTGCCTCGACCGTTCCAGATAACGGTCCACTCATCTGGGTTCGCATCGACGACAACTGTGTGGGTGGCCTCCAGAATCGCCTCGGCCACCTTCGACGCGGATCTGTACTGCTCGGCATTCAGGGTCACGCCGATTCGCCGCGTCTCCTTGAGGTCGTCGCGGTACACGGGCAGGGTGACGACATAGGTGACAGGGTCGCCGTGAATGACCTTCAGCGTCCACTCGCCCGGCCACCACTCCCCATCGCGGTACTCCAGGCCGTTCACCGCCACGCGGCCTTCTGGGGTCTTGCCTGCCCGCTGCCGCTTGGCCCACGCCACGGCATCCTGCCAGATTTGATCAATCTCGGCGAGCGACTTCGGAGGATTGCAGAACCGAAGATTCGCCCCGATTAGTTGGCACAGCAGCGTCTGCTGCTGATCGGGGTCTTCAATGTTTTGCAGTTGCATAGCGTGGGCATTCGCATGCTGGAGCAGGTGGTCATGCCGACCGCCTGCCGAGATGCCACCCTTCAGTATGTCATTGCCGCGAGGCTTCCCTGTGCCTCCGGTCCTCTCGGCCTCATCAACGATTCGCTGCATCAGCGGCTCGGGAATGTCAGCCGGCTCGCAGTCGTCGGGTGTCATGCCGTTGACCCACGAGTAAGACACGCCGCTGGCGTGAGTGCTCGGCGGGAACACCGACTGGTTTCCTTTCTCGCCGCCCCCAATGCGGATCTCTAACTCGTCAACCTTGATGACGGCGCAGTCAGGCAGCCGCGAGTTCCAGCGAAAGACGCGGTGCGTCGATCTCTTGCTGGTGAACGTCGGCGTGTCTATGGTGTCGAGCTTGTAGCGATTGGCCGTCTCGCGGCCCTCTTCGTTGTCGAACTCGATGTCGATCACGCCCGAGTCGGGGCCGTTCTGGACGCCGACGTTTCGCTTGCCGCTCACATCGAGCGTCTCATAGATCGCCTCCTCATCAGTAGTTGCGTTCGTCTGCCACGCCTTGCCCACGGGGTGCTTGCCAGGGCTGCGACACTCTTTCCGCTGGTAACAGGTGCAAACGCCGTTGGCGTCGACGCCGTAGTTGACGACGACTCGCCACTCCAACGCGGCATATTTCGCCGCCCACTGAAACGCATCTTCATTGACCGATCTGCTCATCCTGAAATCCTTTTCGTGTGTGATGTCATAGAAATCCCCGGCCCGCCGCTAACACTCGGCGGGCCGGGGCACAAGTGGCCGCACAGCCGGGGGTACGCGGAGAGAAGAACGCGACCGGCCGGCGACTTCCGGCGTTACGACGCCACCGCCGGCTGGGCGTGTCTCCTAGCCTTCTCCTCCGTTGCCAAGAGGTCGCGCCTCGAACATCGCCATCAGCGGCTCGTGGTAGGTAACGCGAGCCACCTCACCCTGCTCCTCGCTGATTGTTCCGACCAGACGCGGCACGATCACCGAGTACGGCTGACCGGCCTTGCTCTTGGTCTTCTCCAGGCGAAGCCCAACAACGGCCTCCCACGGGAAGCAGGGCAACCGCTTCATGAATGGAGCGAGCCCAGCCAGTGACCCCGGCCCCACTGTGACCAGCAGCGGCCAGACATCGCCCTCGCGGAGGATCGCCAGGATTCGGCTTTCCTTCGCCTTGCGGCCAGTGCCGTTTCGAGCCGACCCATAGCCAAACTCCTTTGAGCCTGAGAGGGCAACCCAGTCATAGGTGTCATCACCGGTGCGGAACTTCTCCAGGGCATCGGGATCGATGCTCCCGAGGTCATTGCCGACACGATGACCAACCTTGAGGTCGTGGCTTATCAACACAGGCCGCATATCGGACGGGTCGTCCTGCGGCCACAGCACGCCTCGTTTTCCCACGGCAACCAGCAGACCGACGATCTCGTCGCACGTCTCCTCGTTCCCGTTGAAATCGAACGACCACGTTGTCCCGCCACCCAGCGGTGTGCGGACCTTCACGAGATCACGTTCGCTCATTGGCTCGCCGTTTAGGTTCGCCCTGAGAATCGCCGCCTGCCGCGAATTCGGCGAGAGCGACGAGTAGGAGAGTTCACCGCCCGTGGCGGTACTAATAGCAGTGCTCATGTCTTCCTCCTGGGGTGAGCAACAAAAAAAGACGCGACATCACACGCTGCGATGCCGCAATTTGCTCTGAGTGAACTCGCTCACGAGTCCCTCGAGAGCAGTTCCCTCTGAGAACGGCCGGCGGGTGTCCTTCCCCGCCTCGTTGGCCGCCTCCCGCAGCACGCTTTTTAGGCGTGCTGTGTTGACCTGGGTGAGAACGTCCGTGTCCAAACCCATGCCACGCGCTGCCTCCAGCACCGCGTCTCGCCGGTCCATCGGCACCGAGAGGTGGTGATCCATCTCCACCCGCCATGACCGACCAGCGACCTTGACTCCATCGATGCCGCTGGCCGTCAGCTCTTCCACAGCCAGATCCTCCAGCCGCGATCGTCGTGCCTCGATTCGCTTGAGTTCGATCTTGAGTTCGTCACGCCGCTTATCGAGCGCGGTGACCTCTTCAAGCGTTGCTGCCAGCCCCGTGGGCATCGGCGGCTCGTCGATTTCGGAATCCTTCCAGAACTCGTGTGATGACATCCTTCTTCTCCTTGAGGGCTTCGTAGACTCCACGCTCTACGGTTGGCTTTGTCCTGCCGGGTATCCTTGCCACCAGCGAATAGAATCGCGTGGCGTTTTCCTGCCCAGGTCGGTGCAACCGTGCGACCGCCTGGAGGAACTCTGAGAGAGAGTGGCCGACTGAGTAGAAGACGCCGAGACTGGCCCGCGTCAGGTCGATGCCGATGCCGCCGCTCTGAATCTGTGCAACCAATGTGCTCGTCTTCCCCGACTGCCATTCGCAAAGGTCATTCATCTTACCCGAGAGTTCGCTCACGCTGCGGCCATGCGATTGACATTCTGCCCTGACACTATCGATGTCGTCGCGGAAGCGGCAGAACACGACCAGCGGCTCATCGACTGGAATATCGGTCAGTAGTTCGCCGAGGCGAGCCTGCTTGGCTGGCCGATCGACAAGCCGGTACGGCGTGCTGTCCTCATCGAGCCGGCAGAAGCCGCCGCACACTTGCAGCAACCGGAGTACACCGACCATCGCGTTGGCCGGCGTGATCGTGCCGTCGTCGACATCAGCGGCGAACTCGCTGACCAACTCGCGGTAGACGCGGGCCTCCTCGGTGGTCAGGTCGAACTCCAGCGACTCGTGGGTCAGCTCGGGCAGCCACTTGATCACCTGCGCGGTGGTTCGTCGAAACGTGGTCTCGGCAATGATGCGGCTCATCTCGGCCTGATTCCGCCAGCCGATGACCATGCCGGGAATGGCCGGATTTGACACGCTGTACCGCGCTCGGAACGCCGTGAATGATTTGCCCCATATGGGGCTCCCTACGGCCCACCAGACGCCGTATGCGTCCAAGAGGTTCTGAGCCAGCAGGGTGCCGCTCATGCCCAGAAATCGCGTCTCAGGGGCTCCCTGGGCCATCTTCTTGGCCCACTTGGCCGCCCGGCCACGGTGGCTCTTCAGTCGGTGAACCTCGTCCCAGACTACCAGTGACCACTTGGTTTTCCCAATTTCCGGAATTCGCCAAAGCGATTCGTAATTCCCCACCACCACTAGGGGGGTGGTGTCAGCGAGGGCAGCGGTCAGAGCCTCGCCCTTCTTTTTGCTGGTCGCCTGGGTCAGCGGCAGCACGCGGATTCCAGGCAGCCACATTGGCAACTGCTTCTCGGTCCACGCCTCAATCACCGCCTTGGGGCAGCCGACCAGCACTCGGAAGTGAGCCGGGTAGCCTATTTGGAGCGACCGAAGTGTTTCGATCGCCACGCGGGTTTTCCCTGTGCCCATGCCCATGTCGAGCAGGGCCGGCTCGCCGGAATCAAAGCGGTCGAGCACCCACTCGTGGGCCTCCCGCTGATGCTGCCACATCTCGCTCATCACCTGCCTCCTTGCTGGTGCGGTCAATATAGGTGTCGGGTATCCTAGGCGTCAACTTCAGTTTTTTCGCGTCTCTCGGTGTCCCTACCCCTCGTAGAATTTGCGGATGCCCCGCTTGGTGCCATCGAGCTCTTTCTCGATGATGTTGCCCCGGCGGGCCTTGGCTGAATCCAGCGAGTAGATCCACCACCGCGACTGCGACTGCTGACTGCCCCTTGCGTCGTCGATGGGCTTCCGTGCCCGAATCACGCCTTCTTCGGCATATCTGACGGCCAGTTTTGGGTCGATTCGCAGCAGATCGGCGACCTCACCGGTCCCGATAGCATCCTTGAAAGTGATCGGCTCGACCTTCGCCAGTTTCTTCAGCATCGGCCTTCGGTCGTCAACCTTTGTTCGGGGCCGCCGCAGCCAAGGGTCGTCGGCGGCCCGCATCTCCAGGTACTCGGCGAACTCTCGCTCGCAGTCGTGGAGCGAGTAGATTTTGATCGAGCGGCTCTTCGGCCCCCAGCCTCCCTCGATCTCTTTGTACTTCAGTTGGCCGGCTGCGGCCATCTTCGCGATCCGCGTCCAATGGACGCCGATCACGGCTGCGGCCTCACCTGTCGAAAGTGCCAGGTCTGGTAGGTGCATGAATCACCTGTTTTGCTTTCCGCCTTTTAATCGTCCTTGACAACGGGCTCGGAGTGGAGGATAGTGGACTCGAACTTTGCACGCACGACGCCTGCAAAACAAGAGTCTCACGATCTGAGGAAGGAGTCAAGCACCCATGAAGCATCTCATTTACATCGAGTGGACCGATCGAAAAACGACCGACACAGACGAGCGTGTCATCGACGCGGAAAACGAGCGAGACGCGATGCTCTTCGCCGTCGCAGAGTGGTGGCACGAGATCGGTAATCGCTACCCCACCTGCCGCATTCTCTCTGTCGCCTTTGCCGATTTTGAGGCCATGCCTGATGCCGCCGTTTCAATTACGCCGGAACTTGCGGTCTGTGCCGTTTCTGACAGCAGTCCCAGTCGTGCAGGGCCGTGGTGGAAAAAAGTTGGCCTGCCGTTCAGAGGAACGGTTGACGGTGATGGTTTCATCCCCAGTTTTGGTGGAACACCATGACCCACAGAACGGAGGGCTTGCCATGCTTCTCGCTGATCTACTAGTCGACCTGTACTGGCCGCTTCGAGGCATCGGCGACCGCACGGTCACTCTTTACCGCTACTCGCTCGATGCATGGGCCGAGATGCTCGGTCGCCCTCCATGCCTCGACGATTGCGACGAGACGGCGGTGGCTCGGTTTCTGTCTTACCGCGGTCGTCACCGATCGCCAGCCACTGTCGCGAAGGATCGTGCTCAGATCGTCGCCTTGTGGTCGTTCGCTGCGAAGCGCGGCCTGGTCACGAAGTGGCCCGAGGTTCGCCGAATCAAGGTGCCTGAGCGAGTGCCCGAGGCGTGGACCGCCGAGGAGTTTCGTCGGCTGCTGGCCTCGGCCTCGCTGGAGGTCGTGACCATTGGCCGCGTGCCTGCCGCGTGCTGGTGGCGCGCGTTCTTGCTGCTGGCCTATGACACAGCGGAACGTGTGTCTGCGATGCGCCATCTCCGCTGGTGCGACGTTCGAGACGAAGACGTGATCTTCAGGGCCGAGACGCGAAAGGGGAACACTCGGGACATCTGCCGCCAGATAGGGGACCACACCCGCGATGCCATCGACGCGATCAGGGAGCCGAGGCGAGATCTAGTCTTCCCTTGGGACCGTGGCGAGTCTTATTTGTGGAAACGGCTGGGCATCATTCAGAGGAGGGCCGGGCTGCCCGATGACCGCCGCAGCAAATTTCACCGCATCAGGAGAACGACCGCTTCTTTTTACGCAGCCGCCGGCCACAGTGCCCAGCAGTTGCTTGATCACTCATCGCCGGCTGTCACTCGGCGGTATCTCGACCCCAGGATCGTCCGGTCGATCGCCGCCCCCGATGTCCTTCCGAAGGTCGGATGAGTAGGGGCAATTCGTACAATCGAGGTGGCAGCACCTGCCGCGAGCCAGCAGCACTTCGCGGGGGATCGGCTCGCTCACCGGCAACCGTCGACAAGCAGGATCAGCGAGATCGTCGAGGCGAAGACGATCAGCGAAACAAAGAGTTCCTTCACTTTACAGTCTCCATGCGGAAGCACTCGCACATGGTGCCGTGAGTGTGCGAGTTCTGCTCGCTGTAAATGATGTCTTCTCCGTTGTTCACCGCCCAGTTTTTCCAGCGAACCCAGATGCGGATCAACTTACGTTCAGGCTTGCCGTCAGGCCCGGTCAACTCAATGCGAAACTCGCGGGCCTCCTGGCCGAAGTCCCTCCAGTCGATGAGCGTGAATCCAGGCTTGTGGCTCCAGTGAGCCATCAACTTCATCGTCGCAATCCGCGTGACCGCTTCGGCGTCATAGGGTGCAGGGTAAAATATTGAACGGTAAGCCCAAGAGATCAGCCAGATTTTGTGACCGATTATTTGGGGGTAAGCCGCGAAGCCGAGGCCGCCTCCGACCACCAAAAACACGAGGGGATAGATGATCACTCGAGCCAGTGTCTTTAGTTGAATTGTGCTCATGCCTTCACCTGCCGCCAGAGTGCAACATCAGCCGCGTAATAATTACGCACCGCCTCGGCCTGGTCTTGCGTTATTGCGGGTCGTCGTGCCGGGTCGCTCGCATTGAGCCGGAGCGGTCGCCTCACGCCGAGTTCTGCCGCCGCGTCGGCGATGCGGCTGATCGGAAAGTATTTGAGCTGTCCAGTAAATCGAGATTGCGGCAGAAAATGCACGTCTTCCGAAAGCAGGCCGCCGCCCTCGTGAGACTCAACTAGGCCAGCCTCTGTTTGCAACTCATCGATGACTGCTGCAACATCATCTAGGCCTGTCTGCACCATCGCTGAGAGAAACCGCTGCACCGGATCGCGGAGCACGACGACCACCGGGCGGTCTGGCTCGCTGAGTTTATCAACGCAGCCGTGATGCCTCACGTTGTCTCCAAACGTCAACCCGCTCTCGTGCTCGGGGTAATACCGGCGAATAATCTCACGGACGAGCGAACTGCTGCCAGCCTTCGCATTGAATCCGAGCAGACGGTCGCCCGCGACAAAGTACGGGCGACGCATTTACAGACCCCATTTTGTCCGCAGGTAGCCCTCGACAGCTTGTCGGTCTGAGCTGCTAAGGACCGAGTCATAGACAAGCCATTCGCAAAATGTCGCCCCCGTGACAGAACCGCCTCCATAGCCCAGTTTCGTAAAGCCGTCAGAGGTCGTCGGCGTTGTGTCTGCTGTCGCTGTTGCGACCTGCGTTCCGTCAAGGTATATGGTAGTCGATCCTGGCTGTGATCGCGTGACTGTTAACAACTGCGGGCCGGTCATTCCCGACTGGTTGCCAAACGTCAGCATTTCACCTGCCGCCATGCCGTACCATTCAAATCCCTGAGCCTGCCCGCTGCTGGTCACATCGTAACCGGACAGTATGGCGGGTCTTGTGCCGCTAGCATTGCCACCGAGCCAGTAATCGTTGGTCCCTGATGTCGTTGAGGCAACAAAGAAAATAGTGCAGTTTGGAACATAGGGCACAAAGCTGCTGTTGATATTGTAGCCATCATTGTCAAAGTAGAACGTGTCGAGACTGTTCTGGCTCGCCGAGCTTACAGTCGCCCCGTACTGACCAGGGTAATACGCGATCGTCTTTTCGTCGAATTGGTGCGCGTTTGTACTCTTGTCGTTGATGTACTGAATGAATCCGTTGCTCGTGGTGTAAGACGACGAGTCGCTCGCATCGATCCAGAGTTGCAAGCCGCTAATAGTAGACGGGTCAGAGAGACTACCACCGCCAGCAGTATAGACCTCTGTCGAACCAAGAATCAACTTTGCTACGTCGGTCGAGCCGATCTTCGCGGCTGAGATTGCACCGCTTCCAAGATTGAGTGCCATGAGTGCTCCTACTCAGGTGATTACGTAAAGCGTCGAGGCGTCTGGCGTGATCGCGTCATACTCAGCCTGAGTCAGGCTCATCACGTTCGTGATCGCATCAGCACCAGTAACCCCGCTGGGATCAGAGAAAAGCCTAGCAATAGCAACAAGTTCAACCTTGTTTGTGGCGGTCGCCGCAGAATTACTGACAGCGGCAACATCGTTCGCCGCTGGTGACGTATTCGCTGTCAGTTCCGAGATTTTGACATCAGCCATACTTACACCTCTAAAAGATAATTGTCTTCGGTCACGATCCTGTCGCCAGCCTCCGATGCCAGCGTGTTAAAGTGTCGTGCGATATTCACGCCGGCCTCTGTGACCAGGGTGTCGCCAAGTTCTGTAGTTATTCGGTATGTCTCGGCAGCCGGTGCTGTCGGTGAGACTATGCTTGCCGGCGTCACCACACCCACTGGTGTGATCGCCGCAATCATGCCTAGGCCACGACCAACGAATGCAACACCCATCGATCAAAACGCCTGAACGCTGATTGTCGTTGTGCCCGTGCCCACAATGGCCGACGCCCCCGCGTCAAACATTTCCCGCTGGGCGTCTTGGTCGACGACAAACGCCGCTCCGGCAGCCAGGGGTATACCGTTTGTCACGTCGACCGCCGTGGCCCCAGGAACCACCTTGATGTAGGCAGTTTCGTTTCCGACGTTGCTGATTGCGACAAACTTGTACGCTGCGCCGGAGGGGGCTGCAAGGATTGAAGTGGCTGCGGTTCCGACAGAAACTGATGTAATCACGCGATCCTCCTTTACTGTTAGTTTAGCAAACAGTGGGTTACGGCATTGCCACTAGTTCTTCAAAAACGCGGCCTCTGCCTGCGGAGGAGTTACTCGCAGAACTTCCTGGCGAGCCGATGGCTACTACAGCCCCTGAGCCACTGAGTTGGACTGAACTTCCGCTGTAATCCCCTGTCGCCTCGCCTGGTATGTCGTCACCGACTTGAACCCAAAACGAACCGCTCCACTCATAGATCCTCGTAGTCCCCGAGTTGCTGCCATTTGGGTCGCTGCCACGAATGCCGACAGCCAGGCGAGAGCCGTCAGCTGAAAGTGACACAGACCACCCAGCGTAATCGTAATTGGTGGACCCTGTGATATCTGCACCCAGTTGTGACCACGCGGACCCGCTCCATGAGTACACCCGTGCATACCCCGTGTCGGTCCCCGCGGTGTCGTCCTGTGGCGAGCCCACTGCCAGCCTTGTGCCATCGCTGGAGAGCGAGATGTCATAGCCAAACAGGCCGCCTGAGGCGGCGGGCTCGATCGTCGTGCCTCTTGGGGACCAGGCAGACCCGGTCCACTCCTTCACTTCGACTGCGTAGAAAGAATCGCGTCCGATTGCGGAACCTTGCAGGCTTACCGCTGCGACAGTCCCGTCACCATTCACGGCAACTTTGTTGCCGTAGTAGACCCACGTTCCGCTTCCAACATTCGAGACAGCCACGTTCCCGCCGATCTGCGAGAAACTCCCTGATGAGATATCAAACGCCGTGACGGCAGCTTGGTAGTTAGTTCCGGGCGTCCCTCCAGCGAATGGCACGCCGACGACGACGGTCGAACCGTCACGCGAAATGGCAGCGTCACCCCGGTCTGCCGAGGGCTCGCTGCTCCAGTAGAAGCTCACGGGACTGTTTACACGCGACCAAGTTCCGTTTGAGTTCGTGAACAACCGCAGGCCAGACGGGATGCCGCTTCCAGTCTGACGACCAAGTGCTACGAACTTGTCACCTGTGTCGCTAACGGAAACCGCAAAGCCAAAGCGATCATTCCCTGTCGACATGATGCTTGAATTGGTGGCCTCAGACCACACCGACCCGTTGTTCGAGAACACCCTGGTCGTGTTGCTGCCAGGCTCACCAAGAACAAGCGTGGTTGCGTTGTAGTCAAGAGCGACCGCCGAACCAAGCTCGGCAGATGCCACCGTGCCGTTGATCGCGCTGTGAACAAGTGACCAACTATAATCATAGGTGGTCACAATGTAATCTTGATTCAGCTGACTGCCACTCTCGGTGGTGATCACATCACCCGTCTCAGAGAGTAGATCATATGAGTCTGAGACTGTCAGGGTGGCTATGTTACTCGTTACGTTGAGTGCGCCTGGCGCAGAAACAATCGCGCGATACAGCGTGCCATTCTGGCTCGCCGGTACGCCGCTGAGAGCGTATGACGTAGTGTTTGCCCCAGTGATTGTGTCCCAAGTGACTCCGCTGTCGCTGCTGTCCTGCCACTGATACGAGGGAGACGAACCGTCGCTGACCGTGGCCGCGACGGTGAAGTTCCCACTGCCGCCGATTCCAACCGAGAGGTTTTGCGGCTGGATGGTGACCGTGATCTCGGGGTTCCATGACCCCAACGCTGATCGCCGCCAGCCTTGCGAAGTGTGTACATACAGGTAGTTGTCGTCGTATGCCATGTCGCCGGGATCGCCGGGATCACCAGGATCACTTGGCGGGTTGGCCCAACTAATCCCTCCCTGGTTTGTCGCCGAGACGGTAATGGCGTTGTCCACCGTCGAGACGGATATACCCTGGCCGCCGACGAGGGACAGCGACCCCGACTCACCGTTGAGCGTCGAAAACGTCTGAGTCGACGAGATCGTCAACGCGCTTCCAACCTGAGTTATCTGCACGTTGTTTCCGCCGGCTAACGTGACTAACCCACTAAGGCCATTCACTGAGTTGACAATGGATGTCGGTATGCTGTCGCTATCGGCCAAACGAACCCATTGTCCTGCGTGTGCGTAGTATGCTGCACCTGTTCCTAGCCCATCATAGTTGTGGACATGAGCAAACATCCCGTGATAACTTGCCGCATCAGGGAGGTCTGTCAGCGTGTTATAGATGTTGCTGTACAGAATCTTGCCAGTGCCCAGGTCGAGCGTCGTGCCGTTTGACACAAGCGCGGTGACCGAATCCGCAGTCCACGCCGATCCATTCCAGACGAGAGCCTGGCCGTTCGCCGGAGACATCGTCGTGTTGACATCAAGAAGGTCGGTGACGTTTGCGATGCTTGCCTGACCGATTGTTCCGATGGTCAGGTTTTGCCCGTCGGACGATATGTTGATGTTTGTTCCGCCGACCAGACTAATATTTCCTGACAACGTGTTTACGGTTGTGCCGGCTGTCGTGTTAGCCGCTACCCACGCTGTTCCGTTCCACGACAGTGTCTGCCCGACCGTTGGCGACACATTCGACACATCAGAGAGGTCTGAGAGGTTTGACACATCGTCGGCGGCAGCCCACACGGTTCCGTTCCACGACAGTGTCTGCCCGACCGTTGGCGACACGTTCGATACATCAGCGAGGTCAGCGATGTTTGCCACATCGTCGTCGGCCGCCCACACTGTTCCGTTCCACGACAGTGTCTGCCCGACCGTTGGCGACACATTCGACACATCAGAGAGGTCTGAGAGGTTTACTGGGATGGAGAGTTCGGCGACATTCGCCGAGATTGTCGAGACGCCGCCACTGCTGTTGATTGAGATGCCGGTTCCAGCCGCAATCTGGAGTTCCGGCAGTGGCCCCACGACCGTTCCTGTGCTGACGTTTATCGTCTGCCCGTCAACTGATGTTACCTGTATATCGCTCACGGGTTCCTCGTAGTAAGTGTTCCAGAGAGAACCGTTCGTGTATAGCCGCTAGTATCAGCCCACTGAAAATACCATCTGTATCGAGTGCCAGGAGAGAGGGCCTCCGTCTGCGTTTCCGTGAGACCAAGGGCAACTGTCCCGTTTGCAGCGTCGGTTACAGATATCGTCCAGTTGTCGACAACGTCGCCAACAGACTCGGAACGCCCAGTGCCACCCACTCCGGTCGCAAAAATTTTTGAGACGTAGATCGGGGCGGCCAGAGAGTAATTTGTAATGTCTCGGTCGAAGTCGACTGACATTGCGACCTCATCAGAGGCAACGAATTCAACGTCCAGCGTGCCGGGTAGTTGCTCAAACTTCATTAGTTCGTTCCCTCGACCCGTTTCTTCCATTCCAGATTCAGGGCGTGTCGGATCTCTGCCTGACCCTGGCACAATTCCTGCATCGTCTCAGCCTGCTTCTCTTGTGCCCGTCCGATCTCAATCAGAGTCTCTTGAGTAGCGTCGAGGAACTCGGCGTGGCTGTGAACCACCGGCACGAGGACCGTCTGGTGCAGGGAGATCGCCGCTTCACGGGCGAAAAAGAGAATGACAGCCAGGATCGCCACGGGAACGCCGAAACGCTCCAGAAGGGCTAATACATGGCCGCGAGCCTCGTCCATCATGGGTGAGGGTCCAGCGGAGTAGTAATAGTGACAGTGCCTATTACTATTCTACCTGCTCGGAAAGTGCCGCGTGGGCCATCGAGAGGCATGCCAAATATCCGCAGGCGTCGACCACACTGTCACTGTGCCAACCGTCGTGGCCGCTGAATGTGTTTGTGCGAATCCTCGCCAACTTCATTGCCAGCGGGAACATGATCGCCTGCTTCACCGTCAGTTTAACGCCGGTCATCGCAGTAAACAGTTCGGCCACTTTTGCGTAGTCCTCGTGCGGCGGGCCGTACTGTTCGCCTCGGTCTTGGTTGACCAGCCGGTGGGCCTCCAGCAGGATCTCACTGCCCGACCTGGTGGCCTGCGGCTTCGCCTCGTCGTCTTGACGGCTAATCACATCACCCCTCTCGTTCAGGTTCATCTTGTCTTCCATCTCCTCTATTTTCTTGAGTGCCCGCCCCAGAGCCGCAGCCAGCGTCCCGTTGGATGCTGTCCACGAGTTCGACGGGCCAAACTTGTTGACTAGTAGCCAAGCCTGCCGGCGTTCGTCGAGTGTCATTGTTTCTTTCATTGCACGAAGACAGGCAGTACCTTGGTCACCCTCCGATGGTTATGGTCAATGACTATCAGTGATTGGCTCGGTGGCTGATACTCAGCCTTGATGCGGTCGGCGTAGGCGTTGTGTCCGCATAGGCATGAGTTAGCAACGAACCGATACGGGACGTGGATGAACTGGTGCCAATGGCCGAACACGTCGAGGTCAGCTCGCTGTGCTGAATTCCACTGGGCGATGGCCTTGTTGGTCGGCACTGTCAGGCCACCCACGCCGCCTCCGTAGGACAGGGCGTGACCGTGATGCGCCCGCAGGATGAACCCGTCGAGATCGACGATGTTGTGGTAGCCGACCCCCACCTGCCAGGCGACGTTCTTCCGCCGTTCAGCGGCTGCCAGGGTGAGGTAGAGGTTCTGTTCGTAAGAATGGTCGTTCTCGGTGCTGACCCGAGGTTTCTTGGTCGTGCGGCCGTGGTTGCCCGTCGCTGTCGCCACTAGCACCGGAGCAATTTCGGCCATGCGGTCGATCACGCCGTTTAGTCGCTCGCCAGCCCAGCGGGTGGCTGCCAGAGGCGGCAACTGGCAGCGTTCTATGCAGTCGTCGTGAATGTGGCCCGTGATGAAGTCACCGATCGCAGCGACCACAATGCGTCGGATGTCGGTGAGGTGCTTCTCGTGCTCAATGAGCATCGCCGCCTTCGAGGCCAGCGTCTGAATCCGCCGGTCGGCAATGTCGAGGGTGTACTCGTTCAAACCCCGGCAGTCCTCTGGCCGGATCAGTTCCTCGACGTGCCAGTCGCTCAACACAAGCACGGCGGTTGCCTGCGGACGCTTGCCCTTGCGAGCGACCGGTTTGAGCTTCTTCAGGCCGACGCCTGCCAACTCGTGATGCTTCCTGATCTCAGCGTCCGCGACATCCAGGCGTGCCAGTGCCGCCTTGTACTTTGCCTTTGTCTCGGAGAGTTCGGCTCGGAGCCGAGCCTCTACGCTGTCGCGTTCGACTGCCGCTGCGACTGTTTGAGCCAGCGAGCGATTTGCTCTGGCGACTTTGGGGCTGGCTGTTTTTGCTCGACGAGCCATTCAAGGATTCCTCTGGCTACGGCGGTCGCGTTGATGCCTTCCACCGTGACGACATCGGCGGCGAACGCTTCTACCTGTGCTCGGTGCTCTGGCGAGAGACGTTCAAGCCAGTTGAGTGGTGCGTTTTTCGGTGCTGCGGCTAGTGCTCGCTCGACTGCTGCCTGTAGCCCAGAGCCCAGAGAATTTTGCTTAGATCCTCTGACTGATTGACGACGGCCTCCTCGCTCATATTGGGGTTGGCCGCGTGCAGAAACTCGTGAATCTCGGTGCAAAGTTTTGCCCTCTTTTGGAGACGCTCTTCGATCAGCACTTTTTCTCCGTGGTACGTCCACCCGTGGGCCTTGCCACGGAGCCGGGTGTACCGCCAAAGGAATTTAACCCCGCCGATCAGAAAGTGGTGGTCGCGTGGCATTGTAATATTGTGTCGGGTATCCTAAGCGGCGTCCAGAGCAGATTTTCGTGCAATTTTGATAGCACGCTTTACTATCATCCTGCCGACAGCATCGATAAAGGGGAGGCGTCGTTTCGTCGCCTCTTCGCGGAGCCAACCGACGATCTCGTCGATACGTTCTTCGCATTTATCACAGCCCCACTGATCCATCGTTCTTGCCCTGGCATTGCAAGAGCAGTTTGGCGAGGCAGTGATGCCGACTCTTTTCAACAGTTTCTTCAGTTCGGTGCCGGGGCCGTGCGTAGGGGCTGGTTCAGGCGTTTTTGGCGTGAACCCAGGCTTCGGGTGGCGAGGGTAGGCGGGGTGGTCAACGTCAACCGTGACAGTGTCGCCGTCGCGGGAGACAATGCATGCGGCGACCTCGTCGAGGGTGTAGCCCCGTTGACGGCAGCGGGCTTCGAGGTTCTTGATGTTGGTGGTGGTCATGGGAGGGGGTTCAAGTTTTCGATCGTCACTGAGCTGCTTGCTGTTCCGAGCCCGTGCGCTGTCCTGCGGCCGGTAAGGGGGTCGACATAATATCCTATCAGCGACCAGTGCAAGTTAAGAGAAACCCCGATCGGCGTGCCTGCAACCATTCTCAGAAACTCTCCAGAATTGTGTGATTTATAAAAAAATCCCCAGCGAATGCTCTCCGGGTCTGCATAGACCGAGCTGCCTTCATCGGCGCCAGGCACCATCATGCCTTTGATGCAATTAGGCAGTGGTGGGATAATATCAAAGGATAGCAAATAATATTGGCCGCAAAGAAATGCAATCAAATTCTGAAAATTGCCTGACAGGACGTTGCCATCAGACCACAACGCTGTGAAGAGCGGCGGTGAGGATGCGTCAATCTGTGCAAAAGGTTGACTGATCTCGCTCGGGATTAGCGAAAGCAGTTGTGAGTGGTCGCAGTCTTCTATCCCTTCGTAGTACATTTGCTCGGCAGCGAAACTGAGAGGGCTGAATGTGGCTTTCAGCGTCGTTCCGTTATAGATTTGACTATCAGACCCGCCAAGGTCGGGGCACGACTCGCACGCCGCACACGCCTCCCCGTCTCCGGCGAAGACCGCTCCGTTCTCCGTGTCGCACTCACACTGCTGCTTAATGCTGCACGAGCCGTCGGCTTCGCAGCACGCGCCCTCGGCGCAGGCTTTGAGGCAGTCGGCCTCGGTGCGGTAGACCGAGCGACCCGTGGCAGAAAAATTATCTGGCAGGTTTTTGATTTGATAACAGGCCATCAAGACACCGTTACAGAGTAACCGGAAAACACCTTTTCCGAGTTTGTTCCCTGAACGCCGTGGAACAAAAGCCCACTAGCCGGCAGATTGAACTGAAACGGCGATTCTCCTAGTCCAGGCGTTGACACATACCATATTCCAGAACGCCGCGAAAACGTGGCGGAAAGAGTGCCGGTGAAGTCACCATCGGCATAACCCTGAACATCGGCTGAAAAATGCTGGATTCGATCCTTGCCGGGCGAACCTTGACCGCCGGTGCCAGAGCCAATGGCAACACCGGACACAGCGTAATTAAAGGGGGCTGCACCAAACGGTGAAAAAGAGTTGGGAAAAGAACCTATACCAACATGGGCGGTTGCTGAACGCAAAGGCTCATTGGCAATAGATGCAGTTATGGTAATCGACAGGTCACCGTCGTTATTTATCGCCAAGCATCGCGAAATATAACCTGTTGAAAAAGTCAATGGGTTCGTTGAGCCACCTGGCCCTAAGTAAGAAGACCAACAACCGTCGGAAAAGGCTTCTGTTGAATACCCCGACGGAGTGATTGTCTCACATTCAA